ATGAAGCCTGCCGCACTCCTCACCGTCGCGATCGCCGCCCTTGCTCTCGCCGGCTGCTCGAGCACCACGACGGCCGCGCCCACCACGGCCCCCGGCACCGTCTCCACCGCCTGCAAATCCTCCCTCGAGGCCATGGCCGCAGCGCCCGAAGACGTGAGCATGGACGACTGGAATGACCTCATCGCCGAGAGCACCAGCGCCTGCCCCACCGTCGACGAGTACATGGCCGGCGTGGAGCTCGTGCCCGAGTCTTGGTGGCACAGCGACTCCCCCATCGACGACAAGATCGTGATCACCGGCGCATGCCTGCTCGACGCCACCACGCCCATGTGCGCCGATGCCGCCAAGAACGGCTACGACGTCGGCAACTAGCGCGGCTATCACCGCACCGCTCTAGAATCGTCCGTGCATGGCCGGATGCTTCGAGAGAGGAGCATGCGGTGGTCGAATGGCACCCCCGACAGAACGCCTACCCAGTCGCGTGGGAGCTGCGCAACGGCCGGCATGCCGAGCCCTACGCGATCGTGCAGGCCGTCAAGGGCCACCTCGAGGGGCGGCCCGTCGTAAAGTTCGAGCTCCGCACTCCCTCGGGTCAGGCGCTGGGCATGTTCGACACCGGCGACCAGGCCGCCGAGTTCGCCTTCACCTGGTACCTCGAGCAAGCCCGCGTCCAGCATCGGGCAGCTGCCACCCGCATGCACGAGCGAGGCCCGGTGACAACGAAGGCGAACACCCCCGCTCGAGTCGAGCGCGACTAGCCCCGACAACGCCAGAAAGCGCCCCGCACTCCTCGAGGTGAGGAGCGCGGGGCGCTTCGTGCTGCATTATGCGTTACCGGAACAGGCCGGACGTCTCTCCGTCGTAGGCCACGTGCTTCGGCAGGTATCCGAGCGCCTTCGCGCCCTCCGGATCCGCGGCCACCGCAGCGACCTCCGTGATGTCCACGGGAGCGCCAGGCGCGGCCGTGCCAGCGTCGATCACCGACTTGCGGGCCTGCACCCCGACCTCGACACCCAGCGCGTTCAGCAGGGCCAGGGCGACGATCGAGAGCTGCTCGTACGTGAGTGTGCCCTGCAGCGCGAACGGAACCACCGCCGTTGCCACGGCGGCGAGCGCAGCTGCGCCCGTCTTGAGCGCGCCGGCCCACTTGCCCGGTACCAGCGGCACCAGGAAAGTGATCACGGCGCCGGCGACCAGCGCGATGAGCTGCCACAGCTCGGCGGCGTCGAGTTCGTCAGCGAAGGCCGTCTTGAGGAATGCGAACGCGGTCAGCAGGATGCTGATCACGGCCGCAGCGTACTTCTGGAACATTGTGTTACTCCGTTTCTCGCAGCTCTTTCAGCTGCGCCTTTGTGAGGGTCTTCTCCCTGACGGGAGCCTCATCGGGCTCGATGCCGGCCTCGATCAGCTGGCGGCGGAGACGCGCCGCGTACTCCTGCTCGACTCGCCGCTTGGCCGCTTCCTCGTCGACGAGACGCCAGGCCTTCGCCTCGCGGGCGAGCGCCGCATCACGCTGCTGCACGATGTCGACCTTGCGCGACGACTCCCGCGCCGACATGCCGCCGACGACCTTGATGATCCCGGCGACGATCTCGCGGAAGAACGCACCGAAGCCGCCCGCACCGAGAATCGCGACCAGGATCGGGACGACCAGGTTGTCCATACCGCCCCTCCTACTTATGCGGGACGGTGTTCGCCGTGCGACGTCGAATCGCGGCCTGGATCCGCTCAGCCAAGCTCTCCACGCCCGGATCCGTCGTGAATATCTGCAGCTCGATGAAGCGCCGGAACAGTGCTGCGGTCGCGATGAACACCAGGGCGACAGCAACCCATGCTGTGGGCCGCGTGGGCGCCGAGAAGCCAAGCACCACGAGGTAGATCAGCCCGCCGAACACCGCAGCGAGTGGCGCCGGGATCTCGATCAGCCACACCCGCGATGCTCGCCCGACGAAGCCGAACACCCCCGAGATGATGAGCAGCAGCCCCCACCCGACAACGAGCCACTCCCAGCCCCTGAGCGCCTGCGTCACCGAGTCCGGCGTCACGAGCAGGGCGAACGCGCCCCCGAAGACCGCGGCCGCGTAGATCACCAGGTCGATGATCCGGATGGTCGCCTCCTTCGCGCGACGACTCTCGTTCGCGAGGGGATCCGTGACGACCATCAGGACGCCAGACGGGCTGCGAGCACGTCGGCGAGGCGATCGGCGAGGACCGCGATCGCCGCATCCGACACGACGGTGCCGCTCCCGCCGGCAGGGACGAGGACGCCCTTCGTCGCGCGCAGGGTGCCGCCGCCTGGGCTGGCCAGCGCGAGGACCTGCTCGACCGAGTACTCCTCCATGCCGACCGCCCAGATCGCCGACTGGAAGTCCGTGCGGTCGAACTGCAGGATCGGAACGAGCTCGCCGCGACCGCCGCCGTAGAGGACCTGGGCCGTCCACAGCTGAGGGTTGTACTTGCTGCCGTCCGCACGGGTCGCCTCGTCGGGGGCGATGTGCTTGATCCGGTTGGACTCGAAGATGAAGACCCCGTGGCCCTGCTTCTTCTCGTCGACGAACTCGATGATGCACGCCATGTTCTCGTCCACTCTCTTCTTGATGACGGAGACCCCGTCGCTTGCCAAACCGGTGCCGCCGATACTCGGACCGACCACGTCGCCCATGCCCCTCGCGCGGCCGCCGACCATGCCGATGTACTCCTCCATGGACCAGCGGCTGCCGTCGTTGAGAATCACCCAGATGTGCTGGTGGGGGCCTGTCGTCTCGGATCCCGTGTTCCCTGACCGGGCGATGTCGTCGCGCTCGTCCGCGCGGCCGCGAGTGCGCGTGAAGGACTCGTTGTGCTGGATGAAGAACGCCGCGTGGTCGTTGTCGACGACGATCGTGTTGCCGCCCGTGTTCGACCAGTACGTCGAGATGGTGCCGGCCTCGGGGGCGCGCACCACGGTGCCGCGGTTCAGCTTGTAGTCCGATGCGGGGCCTACCCCGTATTCGGCGTGAGTTTCCCGGTCGCCGGTGATCTCCCACACCCCGTCGAATGCCCTGCTGGTCATCGTGGCCCCCCGTTCATCGCATGCCCGCGATCGCTAGTGCTTCCGCCTCGGTGAGGCCGAGCGCGATGAGCTTCGCGACGGCCTCCGAGCGGATAGGGGCGGACTCGTCCACAGGCGCCGCGACCAGTTCGGGCGTCGGGACACCACCACCCTCAAGCCACTCCAGGTATTGCAGGTAGTCGGTATTGGCGGGGTCCTCCGGTATGAAGGCCCCGTCACTGTCGCGCACGAGGTTATTGATCGTGGTCCCGTCGCCGCGGTCGGTTGATCTCAGGGTGTACGTCATCACAGCTCCGCATCCGAAGTCCAGAACGCCGCAACCTCATTCGAGCCGGACCTGCCAACACCGAAACTGTCGGGGTCGTTCCACTCCGTCGAGGTCGGCATCGTTGTACGGCTCGTAGTCGACAGGAACGCCAGCGTGGGCGAGGCCCGCTTGAGTACCCGGTAGTTCTGCGCAAGAACGACATACGATGTCCCGTTCGCGAAGATCTTGATCGACCCGCTCTCGAAGTAGCGCTGCGCCAGCGCCAATTCCTCGGCCAGGGAGCGCCGCTCGAACGGGGTCGGAGCGGTGCCGAGCTCCAACTGCACTTCCCCGAGGGTCAGCGAGGCAGATCCTGTGGCGAACTCGACGTTGCAGTCCGCAAGACCGTCCAGGCTTCCCACGATCGGGGATGCTGCGTAGCTGGGTGCCGCCGTGCCCGCCTTGTAGAACCTGCCCAGCGCAGTGCCCGCCCACGACAGGACGTAGCTGCGGGTCGCAGGCGCAAGGTTCGCACGCTCGACAACCTGCCTGATCGCCCCGAAGGTGGCCGGGCTGTAGAAGCCGATCGTGGCGAGTCCCCCGTTGGGACCGCTTGGCAGAGCGATAGCGGTGTTCGCGTTGTTCGACTTCCAGCGGTCAGGGCCGTAGGCTCCCAGCGCCAAAGCAGCGTTGCTGGTATAGCCCCGCCTACTCAGGCGCCAGTCGCCGTTGATGATGAGGTTGCGGTTGCGCCCCGCCAGCAGCGCGTCCGCAGCCGGGCCCCCGTAGCGACCGTGCACAATCAGCCGATTGTTCTCCAGCTCGCACCGCACGCGATCGCCCACGGCGAGCGGCGCCGCTAGCGTGACCGGCGTTGCCGGGATCGGTGTCGTATCGCCGTCGACCTGCACGCGCAGCGGGGACGCCTGAGTGACCGTCGCCCACATGAATGTGCTCACAGGTTGACCACCTCCTGCAGCGTCGACGTCATCAAGCCGAGCGGGTGCGCCTCGAGCGAGATCTCCGTGATCACGTGGAGCTTGTCGATGCCGGCAGGCCCGTTGGCGAAGCGCACCACGTCGCCCACACGCACAGGGATCGGCAGGTGCTTCACCTTCACCGCCGCTTGTACGGACGACTGCGCGATGAGCGACGCGCGCGCCTTCGCCTGAAGGAACGCTGTGATCTCCGCGGAGGTTCCGGCCGGTACCTCGACACCCTTGAGCGTCTTCGTCTTCCATCGGTTGCCGCGGCTCACGTAGGAGAACTGCGACGACGGGTCGGTATTCGTCGCTGTCCCGGTGAGGGGGGCCACGTCGCCGTTGCCCGCCTGCACCGCTATGACCTTGTTCGGCACGTCGAAGAGGTCGCGATCGCGCTCCCACTTGTCCTCATAGATGGACGTCTCGCCGTCAATGAGCTCGCGGTCGAGGTTCAGCAGCTCGTACCTGACGCTGCGGGCCGCCGGCACCACAGATGGGGTGGCACGGAAGTTGCCGGTGCCGTCGACCCACAACGCGTTGTAGTTGAGCACCTTCAGCAGATCGTTGACGATCTGCAACTTCGTCGTTCCGACCTCCCAGACCATCGAGGAGCTGAGCGTGGCCGTCTGCGTAGCGTCAACCGTGATCGTCTCGCCAGCCGATGCGATCACCGTCGCGACAGCCTGCAGGATCACCGTGCCCGCCGCGACCGAGTAGCTCGAGTCGATCTCCTCCTGGTCCAGTACCGAGCACTTGTCGAGGAGCTCGAGGCCGTAGACGCGCCCGGACCCCGACCAGGACTCCGGGGCCGCGCCGATCAGGTAGACGCCCAGCGGAATCTCCGGGAGGTTGTCGATGACCAGAACCGGCCTGATCCGGGCCGACGCAAGAGACACGTCCCCCAGGCGCACGAGCCCGCTCTTCGCCTCCGCCAGATCGCCCACGTCGAGGCCGCCAGACCCCTTCACCGCGGTGTACAGCGACCAGTCCAACGATGCCGAAGGCTCGGCCACCCCATCGAGGTACCCCGACAGCGAGTCGATGCCTCCAGAGTGCGTGAGCACCTCCCAGCGGTAAGACGTCACGCGGTCGCCGTAGAGGATCTCGCCGGTCGTGAGCGACTTGACGGGCAGAACGCCGTCCGGAAGCTCGATCGCCATCAGTCCGTCTCATCCACCGAGTACGAGAAGGTCCCGTAGTCGCTCGAGGGGCGGGCGACCTGGCCGGCGATCCTTCCGAACATCCGGCGGCCCGAGGGGTCGCGGTAGCAGCCCTTGCCTGGGATCATCAGGAACTCCTCGATCTCGTCGGGCGTGGAGCCGAAGTCGGTCGCCCACTCGCCAGTACCCGTGACCTGGAGTCCGCCCGTGCTCGCGTACAGCCCGATCGGCCGACGCCGGCCGGCTGCCTTCACCAGCGCGGAATCGACTGTTGGAGTCGCCTGCAGGCCCAGCGATCCCCCGAACCGGATGATCTGCTCGTAGCCGGCGCCCTTCGACATGAAGGCCCACGCTGTCTCTCGAACCGGCAACGTCGCCACAACGACCGTGGTCGCACCGTCCGCCGATCGGGTCGTGACCCGATAGACGTTGTCGCCGTAGATCGTCGGGGTGGTGTCGAGGATCGACAGGGAGGACGCGGCGGGGTAGTTGCTCACCACGTTCTCGGACACACCGTCGATGACACGGTCGATGGTCACCGAAACCGCCGCCGCCAGCCCGCCCCCAGCTGCAGGGATCGTGAGGCCGATCTGCGCGATGCCCGAGTCCTCGAGGTAGGTCAGCACGACCACCGCGGCGACAGGCTCGGTGTAGTCCACGGAGAACGTCGAAGACACCTGCGCGGAGCTGATCCCGTTGGAGTCCTTGACGATCGCCTTCACCGTGTACGAGGCACCGTCAGCCAGGCGCATTGTGAACGCCGTGCCGGCGAGCGTGGTGGAGACGATCTCCTCGAGCAGCGTCGCACCCTGGTAGAGCCCGATCGTCGCGTTGACGAACGTCGCCGCCTCCGCCTGCGAGAACCCTAGAACGACGTTAAGCGCCGCCGTGGTGACCGTGCTCGAGTTGGCAGGAGACACGATGGTCGCGACCGGCTTCGTCTTGAAAGTGACCGTGACCGAATCCGACCAGGGCGAGTACGACGCATCGCCGTCGGCCCCCGAGTCGTACGCGCCCTTCGTGCGGACCTGGAACGTCACCGCGGCGTTGGCCGCCCACGTCCCGCCCGCGAAGTCCGCGAACTGGTCGGTCGACGCCGTCTTGGCGCCCGTCGTCCACGTGGATCCGCCGTCCGTCGAGTAGCGCACCTGGCGCTTCGTCTGCGCGCTCGAGTCGATCGCGTTGTGCACCCACGCGAACCGGAACGCCGCCGCCTTGTCCTGGAACGTGGCCGGAGCCGGCACCGTCGGCTTCGCCGGCGCGGTGAGCAGCTGCACGACGTTCGACTGCACCGTCGCGCTCGACAGCGCGGCGACGTCGGTGTTGCGGGCACGGACACGGTAGACGTGACGCTGCGCCGGGTTGGGCGCTGCGTGCGTGTAGCTCGAGGTGCCGGACGCCACGGTCGCTAGCGCCGAGCCGTCCCATGTGACGACGCCCGCGACGTCGACCCCGTGCTCGACGACATGCTGGTGCTCCGCAAACGCGACATTCGGCGTCCACGCGATCGCGATGTCCGAGCCCACCTTCGTCGCCGTGACCCCAGAGGGCGCGGCGGGCGTCGTGTAGGTCGGTGCGGAGTCGGCCGACCATCCGGAGTCGCCAGCGGAGTTGCTGCCCTTGACGCCGTAGACGATCTTCTGGTTCGCCGCCGCGGAGATGCCTGCGGAGGTCGCGGGAGAGATCGTGATCACGTCGGAGAACGCCCCGCCATTGATCTTGCGGCGGATCGTGTTCGAGGTCGGTGCGCCGTTCGAGGCCGAGGACTGCGCCCACGACACCGTGATCGAGGTGTCCGACACTCGCGCGCCCGTGACACCGGTCGGGGTGCCCGGGGCCACCCGCAGGGTCGGCAGCGAGATCGGCTGAGCGACGAACGCCCCACGCCCTGCACCGTTCGACCCTGTGTCGCCGATTGCAGCTGACAGCTCGAAGTTGGCCGGCGGGGTGCCGTCCGGGTTCGCCGCGATACGGGTCGTCCCCGAGGCGATCAGGGTCGTCTGGTTGCCTGCCGGACGCCAGTCGAACGTGAAGTTGCCCGACGCGACGGAGACAACACCGTCGATCGTCGTCAGCGCGACGTTGAAGGCGACGCCGTCGAAGTTGCGCTGCTCGTTCGTGCTGTTGCGCTCGATGTGGTAGACCGCCCACGACACATCCCACCAGAGGCCTGCGGCGTCGCTTCCGACGACAGAGCCCTCCGCACGGAGGATGCCGTAGGTGCCGGATGCGGCATCAGCCATCCGTGGGCCCTCCGTTTCGGGACTGGGGGCGCATCAGCGCTGCGAGAGCTCTGGCAAGCGCCCGAATCGTGGCCGGCGAGAGGTCGATGGGACCGGAGCTCGATGCGGCATCCGGCGACTGCAGATCCGCCGCGAGCTTGGACACGAACTCGTCGTACTTCGGCCCACCCACCGGCTGCACGATCTCGTCGTGCCGCCCTTCGCCGATCTGAGCGAGCATGCCGCCGCCTCGAGCGGTGACGTACGCCCCATCGGCGAACTTCGCGCCCGACCAGTCCACGTGACCGACGAGCGACATCTTCGGCAGGCCCACCCCGGCGAGCGCCTTGTTGATGCCGCCGATCAGCCCGTTGATCAGGTCGATGATCCC